GCGACGTGCTCGACTATGTGACCAACAACATCTCGCAGACTCAGCGCTCGAAGGTGTACGCGGTCGCCAACAACCAGTACGGTGAGGTCTGGTGGTTTTACCCGAGCGCCTCAAACTCTGAGGTAGACTCGTATGTGGTCTACAACTACCGCGAGCAACATTGGACCATCGGAAGCCTCGGCCGCACGGCTGGGACCGACCGCGGCGTGTTCACCTACCCGCTGATGGTCTCGGCGGACGGCTACATCTACGAGCAGGAGGTCGGCGCAACCTACGACGGCGCGACGCCATACGCGCAGTCTGGGCCGATCGAGTTCGGCGGCGGCGACCGTATCATGGTCGCCCGCCAGCTCATCGCCGACGAGAACACGCAGGGCGCGGTGGGCGTGCAGTTCAAGACGAGATTCACCCCGCTGGGCTCGGAGGTCGTCAAGACCTACACCATCGACTCGCCCTATACTGCGGTCAGGTTCAGCGGCCGACAGGTCGAGATGAAGATCACCGGAGACTCTATGACAGACTGGCGCGTCGGGGTGATGCGGCTCGATGCCGTCGCGGGCGGCGAGCGATGATCGGCGAGGAGATCATGCCGGCCGTGAAGTTCCGCGAGCTCATAGAGAGGGGGCTCGCCGAAGGTTACGGTCAGATGGGGTACGAGGATGTACTCGATGGGATACGCTCGGGCGAGTACCAGCTGTGGGCCGCCGAGGGTTCCGTGGTCATCACGACCGTGGACCTGTTCCCCCGCATCAAGCAGCTAACGGTCATCATCGGCGCGGGCGACCTGCGCGAGATCGACGACGAGCTGCGGCCGATGATTGAGACGTGGGCGCGCAGCATCGGCTGCGACACGATGTTGATAATGGGCCGCCCCGGGTGGGAGCGAGCGCTTGACGGATACCGTCGCACCTGTGTGGTGCTGGAGAAGAAACTGTGACCAAGATTTTTACTTCCAAGAAGAAGGACGTCCAGAAGACCGAGATCGACCCGCAGATCTATAACCGCGTCCTCAGCAACCTTCAGTTCGCCGAGGACGTCGCGGCGATTCCCTACGAGCCCTACCGCGGCATGATGGTGGCGCCCTTCACGCGGGACTATATGTCCGGCGAGGCGATGACGCGCCGTATCGCGCAGGAGGGCGGCTTTGTCCCAGAGGTGGAGCAGGCCGCGCGCGCGGCGCAGCGTGAGCTCGGCTTCCAGCCCGAGCGCATCTCGGCGGGCGCCGTCGGGACGCAGTTCGGCGCGCGTGATGTCGGCGGCGCCTTGGCGCGTGGCCCTGAGCGCATCAGCGCCGGCGCGGTCGGGACGCAGTTCGCCCCCAGCCGCGTCTCTGCCGGCCGCGTCGGGACCACCTTCGGCGCGCGCGACATCGGCGCCCCTGGCGCCGCGCCCACGGCGCAGGCGGCTGGCTTCTTGGACCAAGACCTCGGCCGCTACATGAACCCCTACGAGGCGGCCGTCACCCAGGCGGGGCTCGAGGACATCAGCCGCGCCGAGGAGCAGGCTCGCGGTACGCGATCGGCTCGCGCCACGGCGGCGCGTGCCTTCGGTGGCTCTCGCGCCGCCATCGAGGAGGGCATCGCCGCGGGCGAGGCCGCGCGCGAGCGCAATCGCTTTGTGGCCGAGCAGCGCGCGCGGGGCTTCCGCGAGGCGGCGGCGCTGCGAGAGGCGGACGTCGGCCGCGAGCAGGCGGTGCGGCTCTCGAACCAAAACGCGGCGCAGAATGTGATGGAGCTCGCCCAGCGTGGTCAGATCTCGAACCAGCAGCGCGACATGGAGCTGGCGCGGCTTGGGCTCACGGCCGAGACCGCGAACGTCGACGCGCAGATGCGCGCCGACCTCGAGAACCAGAGGGCCATGCAGGAAGCGCAGCGACTGGGGTCTGCCGCCGAGCAGTTCAACGTGGAGCAGGGGATGCGCGCCGGGGCGGCGAACCAGCAGGCCATGCAGGACTATATGCGCATGGGCTTGTCTGCCGAGGAGGCGAACCAGCGGGCGCAGCTCGACGCGCAGCGCCTTGGGACCGCCGCCGAGCAGTTCAACGTCGGCACAGGGATGGAGGCCGCGCGCGCGAACCAGGCGGCCGGGGTGCAGGGCGCAGAGCTCCGGCTCGGCGCCGGGCGCGACCTGGCCGGCTACGGCCAGACGGCGCTAGAGAATCGGTACGGGGCGGGCAGGGCGATGATGGGCCTCGGCACGCAGCAGCAGCAGCTCTACCAGCAGTTCCTCAACGCGCAGCGCGAGGAGGACTTCCGCCGGCAGCAGTTCCCGCTCCAGCAGCTCGCCATCCGACAGGGTGCCGTGCAGGCGTCTCCGATGAACGTCACCCAGACCGGGATTACGACGGGACGGCCGTCGTATTGGAATATGCTCGGGCAAGTGGCTTCAGCGTTTAATCCGACGCCGCCGACCGGCTCCGACGAGCGCATGAAGCGCGACATCAAGAAGATCCGAAACCCGCTCGATCGCGTGAACCGGCTGAAGGGCATCGAGTTCGAGTGGGAGAACGGCTACGGCGAGCGCGAGGGCGAGGACATGGGCGGCGAGGAGGACATGGGTATGTCCGCGCAGTCGGTGGAGCGCGCCATGCCGGAGGCGGTCTCTCGGCGCGAGTCGGACGGGATGCGGCAGTACGACCTGCCCCAGGTCGTGGGGCTCCTCACCGAGGCCGTGAAGGAGCTGGACAAGAAGGTCGGCGCCAAGCGCCGCAGGAGCGTGTGACATGGACCTGGATTTTCTGAAGAAACTCGCCGGCATGGGCGGCGACCTAGACTCTGCCGCGGCCTCGCGCTACGGCGACGCTTACGGAAAGGCCGGCAAGCTCGGCAAGCTTGGGATGCGGCTCGCGTCCATGCCGCAAGATGAGATGGACCTTTCGTCCACGGTCTCCCTCAAGCCCCGGATGCCCACCGGCATGGACCCCCGCCGGATGTACGGCGACCTGTATTCTTCCTACGGCGGCCGCAAGATGCGCGGCCTGCTCTTCGATTGAGGTGATGTATGGCTGAAAAACCAACAGACGGGCTCTTTAAGCGCATCGGGCGCGGCTTCGACCGCTACGTCGGCGGCTTGCTGGGCGAGGACCTCGAGGGCATGAGCCCAGAGGAGAAGGCGGCCGCGCGTCGCTCTGTCATCGGCATCATCGGCCGCGGCATGATTGACCCAGCGCAGGGCTCGGAGGCGCTCGGCGCCGTGACGCAGGCCCGCGCCCAGCAGCGCGCACAGGCCGAGGTAGCCCGCCGCACCGCGGCAGCAGAGGCAGAGATGCCCCGCATCGCCGGGCGTCTCTTTGGTGGCTCTGCCGGGATGATTGAAACCCTGCCCGGCCAACCAGAAGAGGAAAGTCGGTTGATGACCTCTCGTTACCGCATTAACCCGCAAGATGCTCTGGCGCGGCTCACCGGAACGCAAGTGGGGCGCGATGTCGCCAAGCTGGCGCCGGATCTCGCCAAGCTCGCCAGCGAGGGCGTCACCGGGCGCACCGTGGGCGGCGCGGTCTACAACCCGCTGACGGGCGGCTTTGCCCGTCCGCCGGAGGCGCAGGTCCAGACGCTTACCCCGCAGGAGGTGGCGCGCCTCGGCTTGCCGCGCGGGACGCTGGTGCAGCGCGACCCAGGCGGTGAACTCAAGATTCTGCGCGAGCCGCCGCGGGTGGCGACTGGTGGGGGCGGCGAACGCTTTAAGATTTTGACCCCAGAGGAAGTTAAAGCAAGGAATTTAAAACCTGGCATATATCAACAAAATACTGCTACTGGTCAAATTACACCTATGCAGGGTCAAGATTCTGGCGGTCTTGGCGAGGTGGAGTTGAGACAGTATAACGCTGCTTCCCTAGCCATTAAAAACGCAAGAAGCAACATTCAAAATCTTACTGATACATTGGCTAGAGTTTCTCCGGTTGACGCCGTTGCAGGGGAAGGGCGCGGAGAGCTTGAGGGTGCCTACACCCTCGCGCTTGGCGCCGTGCGAGAGCTGCAAAATAGCGGCGTACTGAACGTGGGGGAAATTCCGTTTTTGGAAAAGGCGCTTAGAGACCCGACTACTTTTGGTGCAATAGTAGCTTCTCCCGTAAGGAGAAAGGAACTTGCTGGGCAGATTAGGACAATAATGAATTTGCTTAACCAAAAGGAAAATAATTTGCGTAGTTTGTACCCACAAGCGCAACTGCCTACGCAGAACGGAGCCACTTCTCCAGCAAATCCTGTTGTACCCACGAACCAAGGCAGAGCGACTAGCCCAGAAGCAAGGTCTAGAGCAGAAAATTATTACTCAGAAGGTGACTAAAAATGGCACGTTCAACTATCCAACACTATCAGGCATTGCAGCGCGCTCGAGCCGCTGGAGACAATGAGGCTGCTCAAGTTATTGCAAAACAGATGGTGGATGACATGAGCACCGCAGAGCGCGCTCTGTTTGGCGCTGGCAGCGGCGTCACTAACGTCGTTCAGAACATCGGAAACATTTTTGGCCTTGTTGAAGATGAGACGGTGCGTGAGACTCGCGCCTTGACGCAGCCCCTTCGTGAGACGACGGCTGGTCGTATTGGTGAGTTTGGCGGAGAACTTGCCACCTCTTTAATCCCTGCCGCTGGAGCAGCGAGGGTTATTACTGCTGCCTCGAAGGTTTTGCCAGCCTTATCAAGAGCGCCAGCACTTGCTCGGTCCATTGGTGTCGGGGCAACAGAGGGCGCCGTGCAAGGCGCTGTTACCGCGGGCCCAGATGATCGCGGAGAGGCGGCTTATTTAGGCGCGGCAACTGGCGGTCTGTTCCCTGCCGCTGGCGCCGCCTATCGTTCTGCTCGCGCTGGAGTGCGCCCAACCCCTGCTGCTCGCGCTTTGACTCAGAAGGGTGTAGAGCTTACGCCGGGGCAGATGAACCCCCGGGGAATTCTTGGTCAGCTAGAGGAAGTTACTGAGGCGCTTCCGCTTGTTGGTCCAACCGTGCGCTCCGCAAGAGAGGAGGGCTGGAGGCAAACTAGAAAATTAGTTGCTGAAAATGCCGCGCCGCCGGGGTTTCAAGGTGTTATCCCAGACAATCAGAATAAAGCAGTAGATGCTTTGCGCAAGGGATATAACGAAGCATATAAAATTGTAGAGGGCATTGATATAACCCCGTTTGGGTTAAGCACCGGATTTAAGCAAGCCGTTAGAGATAGGTCTACGCTTGTCAAAAAAGACGATATCAACTCTGTTGCTAGATTTTTGAATAATGAACTTTCTGCAATTCAAGGAAGGGGCATTATCAAGAGCGAGGATTTGTTGCGCATAAGGAGCAACATCAGAGAACAACTGCGAGCTCGAGACATATCTAGCGGAGCCGAAAGGCTGTTGGTTAACGCTGAAAAAGCGGTGACCGATTCTCTTGATTCTCAGCTTCCAGCGGACGCAATGTCTGCCTTAAAAGCAATCGACAACCAATATGCAAAATTTGTTGTTTTTCGGCGTGCTGTTGAAAAAGGAAAAGAGTCGGACTTTACTCCAAACCAACTTTCGTTGGCTGTAAAGGAAGCCACGGACGCAGGAGAATATGCAGCCGGAGGCGGAAGATTGCGAGAAATCTCTAATCCTGCCGCCGATGTATTTTCCACAACCCAGCCAAAAACAGGCCGCATGGTTGCAACATTAGGCGCGCTTGGACTTGGTGGGTATAGTGCGTACCAAGACCCTATGGGGGCCGCTTTGCCATTGACTGGTCTGGGGCTGCTATACGGAACCGCTGCCGGAAGAAGGCTTGCTATGGGTCAATCTGGGGCCCAGTTACGCGCTCGCGCTCTTGAAAGAAGCGTTCGCCGTAATGTTCCTCAAGCATTTCGCGAGGCTGCCGCTACTGGAGTGCGTCGCACCGGATCCTATGCCGTGCCAGGGCTGCTGGTTGATGAAGACCAGTACGACGAGGGTTACTAAAAGTGACCGAGCCCACATGGATGCACCGCGCGCGGCGCTACCTTGGCCTGCGGGAAACCCCGGGCAAGGCGACGGCGCCGGTCATCTCGCGGTGGCTCCTCGAGCTCAAGGCGTGGTGGCGGGATGACGAGCGACTCAGGGGGCTCCAGCGGTGGCTAAAGTAGACCGCTACAAGAGGCTCGGCATCCCGCGCAGGTTTCAGATCCACGGCCACGAGGTGCGCGTCAAGATTTTGACGGATGTTAGTTGGCGGCGGCTTAAACTCCCTAAAGATGCGGTCGGCATCTTCGACCCAACATCCCATGTTATCGCTTTGCGGAACGAGCTCGGGGACACCGAGCTGGGCCATGCCTTCTGCCATGAGTTTACGCACGCCCTCCTTGACGCCATGAACCACAAGCTCTCGTTCAACGAAGTGTTCGTGGGCAACTTTGGGGCTATCCTGCACCAGGCGCTCCAGACGTTCACCACGGCCACTAGATGACCCCCAGGCGTCACCTCATCATCCCCGACGCACAGATCAAGCCGGGGGCCAACACAGAGCACGTCGACT